AACCAGGCATCTCTGCGCCCACTCCAACTGAATCCCACACGCATTTTTGTTTTTGGACCCAGTATTTGTAACCAATGTTGTTGCATGGGTTGACTAATATCAAGATAACTCACAGGTTTTGCTAGATTTTCCAGGGTGACTCCGATCACAGTAGGAATACTCATGATCGGAATCCAGTAATCAAAATCACCAGCATCGTCGTTGTAGCCCATCACACGTTCAATTATGTTACTGGAACTCAACAACGGAATCAGGCCGTCTGTGACTTTGAGTTTGATTTTTGCACCTGCTGTGTGTAGATTCCACAAGAACCTTACAAATTGAATATTGTCCCCGTGCCCTTGTTCGCCCTGCACCAAGATAGTTTTGCCCTGGAGATCTTGTCCAGTCCACCTGGGTTGTGTGTACTTGGGTATGGTTCCTGCTAGATGTTCGTAGTTCCAACGACATTCGTATGCAGGCCATCCACGGGCATAATCGCCCAACATCAGATAGCACACAGCCAGATTGAATTGTGCAGTGACATGACGAGGGTCAAGGGCCAGAGCATGTTGCAAAAACGGAATACCTCTAGCAGGATGTCCGCATTCGCGAATCACGTTGCCATAATTGTTCCAGGCAGAAAAAGAATCTGGATCTGCTACAAATGCCTGTGCATAGCATTCTAAGGATTTGAGTGGTTGGTGTTGAGCACGATAATCGTTGCCTTGATCAATGAGTTTTTCAATTTGTTGGGGAGTCATATGGATATTTACGGAGTTAATCTGAGCCGTGTATTATTTTACTCAACACATAAATACTTGTCAACTATGTACGCAATAATGCGTCTTATGCGGAAACCACCGCGTAGTGGCTAGAACCCACATCGGACTTCTTTAAGGAGAAAACAAATGGGACGTCCTCTTAAAATTCAAAAATATTCAACCAACACTGGTATCAACAGCCCTGGGGCTGCAGTACCAATTGACCAAGGCTTTCCAAACTTTGGTTCGTTGACTGATCCTGTGTATAACTCACCTGTGCAAACATTAAACGCTGATCAGTTCTTGGGCGTGGTTGGTGGTGCAAGTTCAACTGCCACAAGTGCAACATTTCCTAGAATCAAAGTTATTGTTAACATTGCTCTTGCAGCCGGCGGCGGCCAAGGCGTAAACACAACTGGTTACATTATCCGTCAAAAAGGCAATCACAAATACTTGGTGGCCTCTTCTACCTCAGTTGCTGATGAAGATATTGTTGTTGGTAATGCTTATAGAATCATAACAGTTGGCACAACTGATTGGTCATTATTTGGTGCCAATGTCACATACGGTGTAGGTGATATTTTCACAGCCACAGCCAATGGATCCAACAGTGGCAACGGTGCTTGCAACTTGGTAGGTGTTTGTATTCTAGACAATGATGCTACACCAGCGGCCGGATTCATGGCCATCGGTTACGAAAGTGCTGACTCTGCTGTGGCCTACGCCAGCAACTTGACCAACAAGTGGGTGCGTGACTGGATTGGCACAACAAATGGTTACAGCGATGCTAACCTTGGTGAAGTAGACTACTCCAGCGAAGCCTTTTATGTGACCAACTTCTTCACAGACGAAGGTGAAGTCACATGGTCTGGTGCAGAAATTATCAACGGTGCTTATGCTCAAAACGGTACTATACCGTTGGCAGTTATCGACAACGTTACAAGTTAATTTTAAATCAACCACTTAAATCCTCTCAGATACATACTGGGAGGATTTTTTTATGACCACAGCATTTGTAATAGGCAACGGCATCAGCAGAAAAGGTATAGATTTAACAGAATTAAAACGTCTGGGAAAAATCTATGGCTGTAATGCCCTGTATCGAGAGTTTGAACCTGATGTTTTGGTTGCTACAGATCGTCCCATAGGAGAACAAATTCAAAACAGTGGATATGCTTCTCAAAATCGTTTTTACACTCGCAAGCCCATTGCTGGACTTGGTGCTCATGCAGTTCCACAAGACATTTGGGGATACAGTTCCGGACCCATAGCAGTAAATTTGGCCGCATTGGACGGACATGTCGTGATCTATATGTTGGGATTTGACATGGGACCGGCCGCTACAGGCCTGTTTAATAATGTGTATGCTGACACAGAATTTTACAAAACAAGTGCCGCCAATCCTACCTATGCTGGAAATTGGACACGGCAAATCATTGACACGGCTAAAAAATTTCCGAAAGTGGAATTTGTGCGGGTGCAAGGTGCTACTACGGCCAAAATTACACAGTTTGACAAGATAACAAATCTAAAACACATGCCAATTCAGGAGTTCCAAAGTCTACATAAATAAGACAAAGGATCTCTGAATGAGTGTCGACAATAAGTTTATTGAAAGAATTTCTGGTGATTGGACCCTAAAAACCACAACGGCTGATGGTTTAATTACCTTAGACACCGGATTGCCAGGCACGACTCTGATAACCGGAGATCTTTCTGTTGTTGGTAATGTGAGTTTTACTGGCAATGCAACCAGTGTCTCTAATGCAATTGCATCAGGAACTACCAGCATCGCTATTCCTGCGGCCAGTGGCAATGCCGTGGTCACAATTGGCGGCTCAAGTGTAGGTAATTTTTATTCAGGTGGATTTAGCACAGTTGGTAATATTACCAGTAACTATGTTCTGGGTAATGGTGCATTTCTAACAGGCCTGTCGGCCACATACTCCAACGCAAACGTAGCCAACTACTTGCCCACTTACACAGGTAATTTGGTTTCAATGCAAGGGGCCATAATCACCACTGCCAACATCAGTGGCAATTACTTTATTGGTAATGGTAGCCTGTTAACAGGACTTTACAGCAATGCAAATGTAGCCGACTATCTAGCAAGTTACACTGGTAATATTTCAGCAGGCAACATCTCATCTTCGGGCAACATCACTGGCAATTACTTCGTTGGTAATGGTAGTTTGTTAACAGGTGTTGTTGCTACAAGCATTGGGGTCTTAGCAAGTCTAAGTGTTACTGGTAATATCAATACTGGTAATCTACTCACAGGCGGCGTAATTAGTTCAACCGGCAATGCTACTGCTGGTAATTTGTTAACCGGAGGTGTTGTATCCGCAACTGGCAACATCTCTGGCAATAACATTATTACCACCGGTAATATCAGTGGTGCCAACGTAATATCTGGTAATACTTTTAGTGCTTCGAGTAACATCACTGGTGGTAACATACTCACAGGTGGTGTAGTAAGTGCCACTGGTAATGCCACTGCTGGTAATTTGTTAACTGGTGGCGTTGTGTCCTCAACCGGAGACATAACCACCGGTGGAAATATTTTTGGCAATGGCAATCTTTCGATCACAGGTAGAATACAAGGAGCCAATGTCAAAATTGGTACAGATGCTGGCCTAACTGGGCAAAGTTACAATGGTATTGCAATTGGTCTCAATGCTGGTAGTTCAAATCAGGGAAATAATTCTGTTGCAATCGGATCTGGTGCAGGCGACACCAACCAGGGTGATAATTCGATTATCCTTAATGCATCAGCCACATCACTCAACAGCACTGAGCCTGGGTTGTATATCAATCCTGTTCGTAATAACACTACCAACATCAGTAATGTTGTAACGTATAATGTCACAACCAAAGAACTTACCTACACCGATACTTTAAGTCTTGCTGGTAACATACAATTTGCCAATGCCAGTGCCACTGGTAACGTGGTAATTGATGGTGACCTAACTGTTAGTGGCAATGCATATCTGTCAGGAAACATTGTTGGCGATAGAATACAAAACGGCACCACAATCATTGACATTCAAACACCCAACGGCAATGCCAATGTCACAGTAGGTGGTGTCGCCAATATAGCGGTGTTTAGCACACAAGGGTTGTCAGTTGGAGGTATAGTAAGTGCTACCGGTAATGTCTCGGGCAATTACTTTATTGGTAATGGTAGTCAACTTACCGGAGTTGTTGCTTCGGGCGGCCAAGGCAACACAATTACATTGGGCACTCCAACAGATGGCAGTCTCACACAAAACGTGGCCTATCCAGGTTGGACCACAGCAACTTATGTAACAGATGGCTTAGATGATCTAAACCAAGTGTCATTGAACATAGCCAACGGTACCTATGTTGGCAATGCCTATGTCACGGCCAACACAACTTCTGGCCCTAGTCCATTGAGCGTGGCATTTGTTGGACACTATATCGGTACCCCCAACAGTTATCTCTGGGACTTTGGCGACGGTACAACCAGTACATCTGCCAACCCAACACATACCTACAGCAATGTGCTCGGTGGACAATTTACAGTTGTCTACACAGCATACAACACCAATGGAACTTATAATGGTAATGCAGCACTTGGGGCCAAAGGATCAACATCCACGTCTACCAACACCGATTACATTACTTTGTTTACTCCGTTACCAATTCCGTCATTTACTACCAGCCCTACTAGTTTAGACACAGGTAGTAGTGTTACAGTGACTAACACCAGTCTGTATGCTACATCTTATTCGATCAACTATGGCGATGGTAATATTGTTAACCCTGGCAATAGTTTTAGCACCAATAGCCATACCTATATTAATTCTGCCAATACCGATGCTCTTCGTAGTATCACATTAACGGGCACTAATCAAACAGCCGGTAATGCTCCACCATACAGCGTAACATCCGCAGCAACCAATGTCAAGGTGTACACACAACAAAGTCCTGTGGTCACTGCCAACGTGGTAAACACCATTAATTATTTGGTCACATCAGGTGGGGTGGTCAGTTTCCGAAACGACACTCCTGGAAGCCCAGGCAACACCGCAAGTTTTGGTGTTCAACAACTTTACAATTTTCAATGGGGCGATGGTACAGCCAACAGCAATATTAATATTCAAACTGGCTTGGCCGGCAATCCCAGTGCAGCCAATATCACACATACTTTCTCTCTGACCTCAGTACAACAAAACGCGGCCACATCAATAAGCCGTGTGGCCAATCTTTGGTTGTACACTGGTTATAGCACCAGCCCATTCAAGTCAAGCAACGTTACAATCACCGTTGAGCCAGAAATACGAGCCAACTTTGTGGGAACCAGTAACACTCAAACTGATGCCACTGGATTCACATCCAATGCACAGGTTGGTTATTTGTACACTGACTATAACGGTCTTGATCGAAGCCTGTTCAACTTCCGTAATGATACATCTCCCACCGTTGCGTTTACTGGCAATGTGTTTAACTGGACCTGGGGTGATACTACCAGCAACACTGGACTATCGACATTTGGCAACATCACCCACTCATATCAAAGTGCGGTGGGTTCTCCCACAACAGGAGCCAAAACTGTTACACTACAAGCCAACGGCACACCTGGAACAACATCTCAAAGTAATACACAAACCAAAACTGGTTACATTACAATTTTGGCCAACCCTACAGCACCCACAAACCTCAGCGGATTTGCCAACCTAGCAATTGCCAACGCCAGCCAATTTGTCAACGCACCTTTGTTGGCCGCAGGAGCAAATGACAACACTGGTGGTAACATTGTGGCCAATGGTATATCAGTCACACGTTTTGCAACCACAACACCTATTGTAACTGGTGCCAACATTATCAATGCAAACACAGCCACCACTGGTACATTGTATGCTTACATAAACAATTCAAATGCTGGTAGTGCAACATTCAGTGTTGGTGGAAACACAGTGCCCAGCAGTCCATATGGTGCATTGGTCATTGCCGCTGACAGAGATTTACACGTGGCCAATGCGGCTGTGCCAACAGGATTCTACAAGGTGTTTAATGCCAACCTAAGTTGTGCTTTGAGCAGTCTTGGCACAGGTTACAACAACTACAAGATGGTGCATTCTGTGTCGGGCAACACAAACTATGTGGGATTTGTCAAAGATAACTTGAACTCAGTACCCACTTTGAGCACAGGTAGTGTGCTGATGGTCGAAGCCACAGCAGGCACCTACAGATATATTTCGGGCATTCCTTACTACAACACAGGAAGTCCCACAGTCACGATTGCTAATCTGGCAGTGGCAAACTTGTCTGGACAAACGTTTACCAGCACCAATCCGTTCATACTAGATAGTGGTACCGTATACGAAGGATCAGGTTCTGTGGTCTCAGCAAGTCAGACAAAATCTTTGGCTACCATTAACAATTCCGGCAACAGTTTCTTGACTGGTGCCAACTTGAATGCCAACATAGGTGTTGCGTCAAATTACACACTTGGTAACTTGACTGCTAACCTTGGTGGAAGCAACAACAGCGTGAGCACTTTGCAGGCCAACCTACTGAACGTAATAGGTACCAGTACCACAGTACAATTGCCAACCCGAATACAAATGTATGCTGGTGCAAATTCAGGTGTGAACGAACAGTCAATCACTTGCACACCAACTGCCAACACACAAGCAGCCATACGTATTGTGATGAGCACCGCTGGTAATGCTCCTGTGTTTGCCAACAATATAAACTACTACACATCTAATGCCTGGTCTGGAGCACAAACTATTGCCAACACACCTGAAGCAGTTGTGCGGTATGGCGTACTTCAACGATATGCAGTAGATTTAAGTACAGGATATTTGCCAGTAGGGCCAAACTTGTCAATCAGTGGAAATCGTACCAGCACACAATACTTTACTTTTGCGTTTGCAAGGCCAAGCCTGGCCAACTTCGACATTAGATTGACCACAACCACAGGTGTTGCAGGAGTTTGGTTAGCAGCACCTGGAACTACAATTGACTCAGGTGGCTTCTCATCACCAACCCCGGGCTTTCCAGGACCTACCAGTACTATCAATGGATGGCTAGAAGGATTTACACAGTATGCTGGATCAGGAGTTCCTGGTGCTGCAACTGGTACGGGCGGTAACGGTTCAAATGGATGTGCCTTGACCGGTGCAGACGTAATACCATTAAATACAGCAATTGCTAACGTGGGATACACAATGACCCTGGGATCTCAAAACGCTGCCAACAGTACTGGCACTAACATTTTAATTAGAATTGCATTAGCTTCTGGCCAGTCTATTACAGCCTTGTCAATAGGAGTAGCCGCTTAATGGCCGCCACGTTTAACGAATCGCAAAAGATTGACTACCTTTGGAAAAAGGTCGGCTATGGTGTAACCAAAACGGCCGAGCCTGAATCCAAGCAAGCTTTCAACGAAAGTATTGCCAGTCCACTGCTGTATCGCGGCGACCTTATTTGGACACAAAGTGGAGACATACCAGGGGTACCACCTGCTGATACTACATCACTGGTACAGGTATACAAAGATGGTGGCGGCGCTGGATACAGTCCCACGGTACAATGTACTGAAGACTTAACCGCTCCTGATAATCAAACCTGGAAAACCAACCTAGCCAACTGGATTCCTACACAGTTTGGCGACAATTATCTTGTGCAGATTTATGCGGCCGCCCCTGGTATTACCAATGCTCAAACAGTAGGCACCAAGTTGTTTGGTGCTGGCTCGGGTAGTGATGACACTTGGTTCTTTGACTACCAGTCCGGTGTTCTAAACTTCAATGGTGCAACCATACCAACTGCTATTGGCACCGGAACAGCCAATACAATTTACGTTGTTGGCTACAGATACGTTGGTGCATTTGGTGTAGACACAACATTTATCAGTAACGGTACAAGTAATGTGACCATTGCTACCGCCAATGGTAATATTACCATAGCAGTCAACGGCACAGGCGACGTTGTTGTTGTTGATAATTACGGAATTAATGTCACTGGTAATATCACTGCCACTGGTAATATCTGGGGCGGTGGCGTAAGATCCACAGCCAGTAACACTGAACCAACCGATCCCGGACAGGGCGACATCTGGTATAACACCGCCACAGATGCTATATATCGTTATACTTACGATGGTACCAGTTACTATTGGATTGACTTGTACGGTAGTACACTGGGTCAAGACGCCAACATTGTGGCAATTAATAATGGTGCAACATCAGTTTCTATTCCTACAATTAGCAGTAATATAAATTTCACAGTGAATGGTAGTGCAGTTGCTTCGTTTACATCAACTGGATTGTCTGTAGGCAATGCTATTTTTAGATCTGACGCTACTTCACTCACACTAACAAACCCAGCAGGCGGAAATGTTTCTTTTTCGGGACTCAACAGTAGTATAACAGGCAATGTGATCAGTGCTGTGGCCAACATTGCAGGTGGCTGGGTGAGTACTTCTGGAGTTGACAGTTCAGGCAACATCACTGGCGGTAACCTACGTACAGGTGGATTGATCAGTGCCACTGGCAATGTTAACGCTGCCAATTTAGTTGCAGTAACATCAGTTTCTACATCCAGTATCGAGCATACTGGTAGCAATGGCGTGGGCAATATTGGCTCCGCAACCAGTTATTTTGATGGAATATTTGTGAATACTTACACAGGAACCCATGCTGATTTGGCTGAAAATTATCAGTCTGATCAACCATATACACCGGGTACAGTGGTGGTGTTTGGGGGTACAAAAGAAATCACAATCAGCGGACTCAGTCACGACACAAGAGTGGCCGGGGTCGTAAGCAGTAATCCGGCATTTATAATGAACGGCAAATCACCAGGTTTGTTAGTGGCCTTGTCTGGCAGAGTACCCACTTTTGTAATGGGTCCTGTAAGTAAAGGCGACAGACTGGTAAATACAACAAGTGGAGTTGCTGGACGAATAGATCCAGCAGTGGCTCAAATTGGTTGCATATTGGGGAAATCTTTAGAAGATCACCCAGATGCAGGCCAGGTTAGGCTAATAGAGGTAGCAATAGGTAAAACGTAACATTTAAAGGACCAAGATAATGAATTTTCCAACCACACCAACAGATGGCCAGGTAGCAGTAGTTAATAATATACAGTATCAGTATAGCACTGCTACCAACACCTGGACACGGATAGCGTCACCGTTTACAACTATTAGTGCCACGGGTAATATCACTGCTGGCCAATTCTTCCTTGGTAATGGTAGCCAGTTAACTGGTGTTGTTGCCACAGGCATTGGTGTATTGGCAAGTTTGAGTGTTACTGGTAATACTGTAACTGGTAACTTGAACACCGGTGGACAAGTAAGTGCTACAGGTAACGTAATTGGCGGTAACGTTTCAACAGTTGGTAATGTTACTGGTAACTACATCTTGGGCAATGGTGCTCTGTTAAGTGGCATTATTACCAGTGTAAGCAACATCAACAATGGCACATCAAATGTTAGCATTGATACCCCTAATGCCAACGTAACAGTTAGTATAAATGGCACACCTAACGTGGCGGTGTTTGCCACCACAGGTGAATATGTAACTGGCGTAATTTCGGCCAACGGTACTGTAACCGGTGGCAACTTGGCAACTGGTGGTACAGCAAGTGCTGGCGGCAACATTACTGGTGCTAACCTATTGACAGGTGGCTTGGTAAGTGCTACTGCAACTGTAACCGGTGGCAACTTGGCCACAGGCGGCACTGCAAGTGCTTCAGGTAACATCACTGGTGGCAACGTATTAACAGGTGGGTTAGTTTCGGCAACTGGCACTATCACTGGTGGAAATTTAAGCGTTGTAGGCAATGTTTTAGGTAGTTTAATACCCAGTGCCAATGTCGCATATGACTTGGGTTCAACATCACAACGTTGGAGAGATTTGTATCTTTCAGGCAACAGTATTCAATTAGGTGCCGCAACAATTACCTCTTCGGGTACAGGTATCAGTATTACTTCGGGTACGGGCAATATATCTAGCGGTAACGTATTAACTGATGGCATAGTAAGTGCCGGTGGCAATGTCACTGCTGGTAACGTATTAACTGGTGGTTTAGTAAGTGCCACTGCAACTGTCACTGGTGGCAATTTGGCTACAGGTGGAACAGCAAGTGCTGGCGGCAACGTAACTGGTGCTAATATCTTAACTGGTGGCTTGGTAAGTGCCACTGCTAACGTAACTGGTGGTAACGTACTAACTGGCGGATTGATTAGTGCAACTGCAACAATTACTGGTGGTAATGTATTAACAAGTGGACTAATCAGTGCCACAGGTAATGCCACTGCTGGTAATGTATTAACAGGTGGATTAATCTCAGCCACGTCAACTGTAACTGGTGGCAACTTGGCAACAGGCGGTACAGCAAGTGTTACTGGCAACATCACTGGTGGTAACATCTTAACTGGTGGACAAGTAAGTGCCACAGGTAACGTAACTGGTGGCAATGTCAATACCAACAACATTGTGGGTTCTGGAACTCTCAGTGTAGTTGCAACTACAATTTCTTTGGCTCCTACAGGCAACATCAATGTAAACAATTCTTATATCAACAACGTGCCTCAGCCGGTACAAAATCAAGATGCGGCAACCAAACTGTATGTTGATAATCTTGCTTCAACAGGTATCACTTTCCACGAAGCAGTTTATGTGGCCACCACAACCACACTGGCCGCAGCCACAGGTGGTACAATCACGTACACTCAACCCAATGGTGTATCAAACGGTGTCGGTGCATATCTAAGTACTACAGGCTCGTTTAATTTAATTGACACAGGCAACGTTCAGACAGTTGGCACACGTATTTTGGTCAAAGACCAAGCCAATGCTGTGCAAAACGGTGTGTATGTTTGGTCCAATGCCACAGCAATCACTCGCTCAACTGACACAGACCAATATGGATCTGACAGCACAGAATCATTCAGTATCAACGACTACTTCTTTACCACTAATGGTAGTGTTAACTCTGGCACTGCCTTTATTGTGAATGCTCCACCCGGAACAATCACATTTGGTACATCAAATATCTCGTTTGCTGTATTCAGCCAAAGCACAACTTATACTGCCAACACTTCAGCAGGTTTGAGTTTGTCCGGCACAGTATTCTCAGCCAAGGTTGACAATTTAACAACTGCATTTGACGGTTCAGGAAACATCAGTGTTAAAACTGGTGCTCAGTTGACCACACCCAACATTGGTGCAGCAACTGGTACAAGTTTAAGTGTAACAGGAACAGTCACAGCCGCTTCAGTAGCAGGCGGCGTAATCAGTGGTACAAGTGTTGATGTAAGTGCCTTTGTTAACGCCGGAACAGTAGTGAGTGCTGTTGGCAACATCACTGGTGGTAATGTATTGACAGGCGGGTTGATTAGTGCCACTGCTACCATTACTGGCGGTAACTTGGCCACAGGCGGAGCTGCAAGTGTTTCAGGTAATATCACAGGTGGCAATTTAATAACCGGTGGATTGGTATCAGCAACTGGTAACGGTACATTTGGTAATTTGAGTACTTCAGGATCTGGTGGTAACATTTCAGGTGCCAACGTAATTTCTGGAACCACACTCAGTGCCACTGCCAATGTGATTGGCGGCAACTTGACAACAGGCGGACAAATAAGTTCTGCAGGTAACATTACAGCAAACCCGAGCAGTTTCTTCCTTGGTAATGGTAGCCAGTTGACTGGTGTTGTTGCCACAGGCATTGGTGTATTGACAAGTTTGAGTGTAACTGGTAATACCACAACTGGTAATTTGTTAACTGGTGGATTAGTAAGTGCTACAGGCAATGTCACAGGTGGCAATGTCCTAACTGGCGGATTAATATCGTCTACTGGCACTGTTACTGGCTCAAGTTTATTGGGTTCAGTTGTTTCAGCAAGTGGTACAATCACTGGTGGTGACATAAACACTGGTGGCAATGTAAGTGCCACAGGCAATGCTACTGCTGGTAATGTACTAACAGGTGGATTAATTTCGGCTACTTCGACCATAACATCTGGTGCTACAATCACTGGTGGTAACTTGGCAACTGGTGGCACTGTATCAGCAACTGGTAATGCCACTGCTGGTAATTTATTGACAGGTGGATTAATTTCAGCCACCTCGACCATAACATCTGGTGCTACAATTACCGGTGGTAACTTGGCAACTGGTGGTACAGCAAGTGTCACCGGTAACATCACAGGTGGTAATGTACTAACAGGTGGATTAATTTCGGCTACTTCAACAATTACTTCGGCAGCAAATATTGCTGGTGGCAATATCACAACTGGTGGACAAGTCAGTGCCGTAGGTAACATTACGGCCAATACAGGATCATTCTTCATTGGTAACGGATCACAATTATCTGGTGTAACAGCCAGTAGTGTTGATGCAAATAATTTAACTGGCAACACATTAAATTCAGGTGTAATTTTCTCAAGTTTGACCACAGTTGGTACGCTGACCAGTTTGTCAGTAAGTGGAAATACTACCAGTGGTAATGTGCTTACTGGTGGCGTAATCTCTGCTGCTGCCACAATCACAGGTGGCAACTTGGCCACTGGTGGCACCGCAAGTGCTGGCGGTAATGTTACTGGTGCTAATCTAAACACAGGTGGATTGGTAACAGCAGTTGGCAACATCATTGGTGGAAACATTACAACTGCTGGGCTAATATCAGCTACATCTACCATCACATCATCTGCCAACGTCGCCGGCGGAAATATCACAACAGGTGGACAAATTAGTGCCACAGGCAACATCACTGGCGGCAATATTAGCACATCTGGTTCAAGTGGCAACATTAGTGGTGCCAATGTAATCAGCAGCACCACTCTTTCAGCAACAGCTAACGTTATTGGCGGCAATATTACAACTGGTGGCCAAGTAAGTGCTACAGGCAACATCACCGGTGGAAATTTAAACACTACCGGCCAGTTGAGTACTTCTGGCAATTTGGCTGCTAATAATATTAGCGTTACCAATTCATTGACTTCCAGCGTGATCAGTGCCAGTGCAAACGTTACCGGTGGTAATGTCCTAACAGGTGGGTTGATCTCTGCCACAGCCACAATCACAGGTGGCAACTTGGCCACTGGTGGCACCGCAAGTGCTGGTGGCAACATTACAGGTGCAAACATCTTAACAGGTGGATTGATCAGTTCTGCTGGCACAATTACTGGCACTACAATTACTGGCTCAACATTAAGTTCAACTGGCAACATAAACACAGTGGGTATTGTTGGTACTGGAAACATTTCAACCACAGGTAATATTTCAAGTGGTAATTTATTAACTGGCGGGTTGAGTTTAAGTGGCAATGTAATCAGTGCAATTAATACTACATCTAATATCACTACCACTGCTAATATTTCAAGTGGCAATGTGTTAGCTGGCAGAGTATCTTCTTCAGGAAACGTTGATGGTGCCAACATCAATGCTGGCACAGCAGTTTATACTTCAAATATTATTGGTAAAACCAATGCACTGACTCTTGAATCTATCAGCAATGGCAATATCAACTTGTTTCCAAATGGTACTGGTAACATTGTTCTTGCTAATACTATTATCAATGGCCTAGCTGAACCTTTGCAAAGTCAAGATGCAGCAACCAAGTTCTATGTTGACAATGCTGTAACTACTGGTTTTGCTTTCCACCAACCAGTATTTGCTGCCACAAATACCACACTGGCCACAGCCACAGGCGGTACAATCACATATGCTCAACCAAATGGTGTGGCAAACGGCATTGGTGCAACAATTACCACAACTGGTAGTTTTAATTTAATTGACACTGCCAACGTTCAGACCGCAAACACAAGAATCTTGGTCAAGAACGAAGCCAACGCTGTGCTAAACGGTGTTTATGTTTGGTCTAATGCCACAGTGATCACTCGTTCTGTAGATGCTGATCAATATGGATCAGACAGTGCAGAATCATTCAGTATAAATGACTACTTCTTTACACAGAGTGGTAATGTCAATGCAGGAACTGCATTTATTGTTAATGCGCCAGCAGGTGTCATTACATTTGGTACTTCAAACATTACGTTTGCTGAATTTAGCAGCACACAAGTTTACTCAGCCAATACTTCAGCTGGTATAAGTCTTGTTGGCACAGTGTTCAGCACTAAAGTTGATAACACAACCACAGCATTCGATGGTGGAGGCAATATTGTTGTCAAAGCCAGTGCCCAACTCACCACACCAAATATTGGTGCTGCAACAGGTACCAGTCTAAGTGTAACTGGCTTGATCACCGGTGGTAACATCACTGCTGGATCTGGTTATATCAGCACCACAGGTAATGTGGATGGTGGAAACATCAACACCGGTGGAATAGTTATATCTACCGGCAACGTTACTGGCGGCAACATCTTAACTGGCGGATTGATCAGTGCCACTTCGACAATTACTTCGGCAGCCACAATCACAGGTGGCAACTTGGCCACTGGCGGCACAGCAAGTGCCACTGGTAATGTCACAGGCGGTAATGTCCTAACAGGTGGACTGATCTCTGCTGCTGCCACAATCACAGGTGGCAACTTGGCCACAGGCGGCACAGCAAGTGCTGGCGGTAATGTTACTGGTGCTAATCTAAACACAGGTGGATTGGTAACAGCCACTGGTAATGTGATTGGTGGTAATTTGATTGCCGGTGCGTTGACAAAAACGGTTGACTTGAGTATCAGTGGCAATGTGATTGGCAACTTATTGCCTAGTGCCAATGCAACATTCAACTTGGGTAGTCCGGGACAACTTTGGAAAGATTTATATCTAGCTGGAAATTCTCTGTATCTTGGTACTCAAAGTTTTACTTCTAATGCAACTGCAATTGCCACAGCAAATAACTTTGCTGCCAATAATTTAAATGCTGTTAACAGCATTACCGCTGGAACCACAGTATCAGCAGTAGGCAATGTGATTGGTGGTAATATCACATCAGCTGGCTTGGCTTCTATTACTGGCAACATCACCGGTGGCAATTTACTAACAGGTGGATTGATCTCTGCAACTGGTAACGTAACTGGTGGCAATGTCCTAACAGGTGGATTGATTTCAGCAACAGGAAATATTACATCAGCAGCTAATATTGCTGGTGGTAACATCCTGGGCGGTAGTGGTATAATCATTACTACAGGCAATATCACCGGCGGCAACATATTGTTTGGCGCAGGCATTGTGAGCGGAACTGGCAACATTACCGGTGGCAACATCTTCCAAGGTGTAAACCAAGTGTTAGATACAGCGTCTACTGTAGACGGCGGACTGTATTAAAATAAAACATGATCAATGACAAATACAGTACAGCTTAAACGATCAAGTGTAGCCAACTCAATACCAGGTGCTGGAAATCTAGTTCCTGGCGAGTTAGCCATCAACTATACCGATGGCAATTTATTTTACAAAAATGACAGCAATGTAGTCACAGTCATTGCTAGTAATAAATTTCTGTCAGTCTCTGGCAATATAACTGGCGGCAATATTTTCACAGCTGGAAATGTTTCAGCGTTTGGAACTGTTCAAAGCGGTAATGTAATCTACACCAATGTTGATGGCACAGCCAGTCAAGTTCTCACAACTTATGGTAATGGTGTAACTTATTGGGCAAATTCAACTGGTGGCGGCGGCGGAAACATTATTTCCAATGGTACCAGTAATGTTGCAATTCCATCTGCCAATGGAAATGTGCAAGTTGCTGTAGATTCTGTAGCAAATTCTGTTGTGATAGGTGCAGGCAGCTTGTTTGTACAAGGCCCAATTTCAACACCCAAAGTAATAAACACCCTAGCTCTAGTGCCAAATGTGGTAAATGCTGTGATGATTAGTCCGTTAACCATATCGGCTGCAGGCAACATTTTTGTGCCTACAGATTCTACTCTCACAATCTTTACTCCAACATGATGCTAAATATCAAATACGAGGATAGATCATGGCAATTCAACTAGACGGCACAACTGGAATTTCAACAACTGGCAACATTGTTGCTGATGGCTCTCTTGTAGTTGGCAGTTTTAATCCTAGTGCTATCAGTGCTACTGGCAATGTATCTGGATTAAACTTAAACACCAACGGCAATTTAAGCGTTGGCGGAAATGCTGTTATCACTGGAGATTTAACAGTATTAGGTAATGCGTCATTGAGTGGTAACATTGTTGGTGACAAAATCACTAATGGAACTACTAGTGTAGAAATTCAAACTCCCAACGGTAATGCAAATATCACAATTGGCGGCACATCAAATGTAGCTGTGTTTTCTACTACTGGAGCATATGTTACCGGTGTTATAAGTGCTAATGGCAATATTACAGGTGGCAACTTACATGCAGCTGGGCTGAGTCTAAGTTCAAATGTAGTGTCAGCACTAAACTCAACTTCTAACATTACTACCACAGCTAATATTTCTGGTGGATATATTTTAGGCAATGGCAGTCTACTTACTGGCATTGATGCTACAAGTATACAAAATGGCACGAGTAATGTTCGTATAGTAAGTTCCAACGGCAATGTAGCCATTGGAGTTAATAGCACAAGTAATGTGGCTGTATTTGCTACAACTGGTGAATATATTACTGGAGTAGTAAGTGCCAGTGGCAATATCACAGGCAGCAACTTAAATGCAGCTGGATTGAGTCTAAGCTCAAATGTAGTGTCGGCACTAAACTCAACTGCCAATATCACCACAACTGCTAACATTTCAGGTGGTAACGTAATAGCCACTACTGGATTAACTGCTGGTACACTGTCATTGTCAGGCAATACAATCAGCTCAACTGATAATATCATCACAATTGATCCAAGTACCACGGGTGTTGGCGGTACAGTGATTCTACAAGGTAACCTGAGTGTTACTGGCAATGTGACTTATATTGATTCCAATACAATCACCACAAATGATTTGGTGATCAACTTGGCCAACAACGCTGCCAACGCTACACAAGCCAATGGCGGCGGCATTGCAGTTGGTCCAGTAACAGGTGCATATGCTACATTTACATACAGCAGCACCAGCAATACTTGGGTAATATCCAATGGTGCCAACGTAAGTGGAACTTTGAGCGCCAGCGGAAACATTGACGGTGGTAATTTAAGAACAGCTGGCCTAGTATCTGCTGCTGGCACCATTACTGGTACCACAATCACCGGATCGACCTTAAGTTCTACTGGTAATGTGAACACTGTGGGCATTGTAGGCACTGGTAACATATCAACGACTGGTAATATCTCAGGCGGTAACTTGTCGGTTACCAACATTGCAGGTACATTGACCACTGCGGCTCAAACCAATATTACGTCAGTTGGTACATTAGGTGCATTAACAGTCACTGCCAACACAACCACTGGTAATTTACTCACAGGTGGATTGATCTCAGCCACTGGTAACATCACAGGTGGCAACATCTTGGGTGGTGCTAACGTCAACGCTACAACACATACTGGTGCTACAGTTAGTGTAACCGGTAACATTGATGCTGGTAATTTAAGAACTGGTGGCCTAATTAGTGCAACCAGCGCAGTCACCGCCAGCCAATTTAATGGATCAGGTGCTGGATTGACCAGCATCCCAGGTGCCAACGTAACAGGTACAGTTGCTTCGGCTACATTGGCCACATTTGCAACCACTGCCAATTCAGTAGCAGGTGCTAACGTATCAGGTCAAGTGGCTAATGCGTTGGTAGCAGGAACTGTATATACTAATGCTCAACCTAACATCACATCACTTGGTACCTTGGGTAGCTTGGCAGTAACAGCCAATACCACCAGTGGTAATTTATTAACAGGTGGATTGGTATCTGCAACTGGCAATGTAACTGGCAACTATATTTTAGGCAATGGCGCATTACTTACAGGTGTTATTACATCAGTAGCCAATATCAATAGTGGTAATTCAAATGTCACAGTTGTAAGTTCAGGTGGCAATATCACAATTGGTGTAGGCGGTGTATCAAATGTGGCTGTATTTGCTACTACTGGTGAATACATCACTGGCTTGTTAAGTGCAAGTGGTAATATCACTGGTGGCAATTTAAATGCTGCTGGACTAAGCCTAAGTTCAAATGTGGTGTCGGCACTGAACTCAACTGCCAATATCACAACAACTGCCAATGTCTCAGCAGCCACTCATATTGGTACTGCTGTAAGTGTAACTGGTGCAATTACCGGTGGCACAATAACAGGATCAACCCTAAGCTCTACTGGTAATGTGAACACTGTGGGCATTGTAGGCACCGGTAACATATCAACTACTGGCAATATTACAGGTGGTAATTTGTTGGCAGCTGGATTAAGTTTGAGTTCAAATGTGTTGAGTGCATTAACCTCAACAAGCAATATCACAACTACAGCCAATGTCTCAGCAGGAACTCATATTG